AAGCACCCTAAGGTCGCTGATCACCCAGGCATTGCGCTTGCCGAGGGCAGGATGGCGTTTGGCGACCTGACGACAAAAGAACAGGTGCGTGAGTTCATTGAAGGATTCAACTGATCACCACGCGACCACCTACCCATTCGCCGCTGCCACCAATGACCAACCCCACCCCAACGCCCCATTCAGCTGATCCCGTCGTCTCGCTCCTGTATCGGTTAGCGGCAAAGGAAGCCAAGGATTGCCAGTTTGAGACGGCTGTAAAGATCAGGGCGTGCGCCGATTTCATCGCCCAGCGTGACGCCAGCTATCCCGTAGCCGCAGACCAGGCAGAAGGGCTGAGCCTCGCCGATGTTGACGAGTTGTGCGCCGAGTTTGGGTTCCGTCTACCCGACAACGAAGGCCGCGTTTGCTCAAAAGAAGTCCTACGCGACATGATCACCGCCGCCATCACCCGCTGGCCGCTGGCTGCCGAGCCCGTTACTGATCCGCTGCAGTCGGAGGCGCTGCTGGAGATCAAGCCGGCGGATGCTCCCGTGCCTCAGGAGGCGGTATTGCTTGACAAAGGCTCTGGCCTCATGGCCTTTGGCATGGGCCGCTTAGGCGCCTTCCCTGCGCCCCAACAATCCGCCGCACCCCCGGCCGTTGATATCAGTGACAAGTCCGTCGCTGGTATCCGCGCCGTGTTGCTAGGGCTGGCCCGCTCAGCCAGTCCCGATGCCCAGCCCGCAGCCCAGCCGGTGAACCTAGCCGAGCTGCATGATCCCGACTTCTCCGGCGGCCTGACGCCAAGCCAGCACCTTGACGTGGTGCATGGTGGGGCGGATCCCAGAGTGGCTGCATCGCAGGTTCAGGGAGTGTTGGCGGACCGGTATGAGTTCTCGGTCGTTGATAGCGACGACCGCGAGGTGGCTGGAGGCAGTGCGCCAATGCTAACTGATGCAATCCGAGAGGGCCGTAACTACCTTTCGCAGTACAACCAAGACGGCCCGCATAAGCTGGAATTGCGCCGCGTTCTGGTGTTGGACCATTCGGAGGCCACCAATGCCTGACGCCACCACCCTCAACCTCCTGCCCTGCCCGTTTTGTGGGGGCACTGAACTAAGCATTCGCACAGACCTTCAAAGCAGCATTGCCTATGTCGTTTGCAGCAACTGTGACGCACAGGGGCCACCTGCCAGCTTCGCAGAGATGTTGTGGGAGAAAGAAGAAGCCGCCGCCGGCTGGAACCAGCGCAGCACCTGGCAGCCGATTGAAACGGCGCCTAGGGATGGGACGTGGGTGCTGCTTGCCGGCGGCGAATGCGAATATAACGAAGAAAGTGATAACAGGGGGCGTGTTGTTACGGCGCAGTGGACCACCGAATACAGGTCAAACGCAGGCGACCGACCTATTGCCGATTTTGGGCGCTGGGAGTTTGCGTACTACGACTCAGGCGTTTATGGGGAATACGAAAACCCCACCCACTGGCAACCCCTCCCCAGCCCACCCATCACCCCCATCCCCCATGCTTGACGCCAACACCCCCGCCTTTCAGCAGCAGTACCCCAACGGCGCCATAGTCCGCGACCGCATGGGGCGCCAGTTGCGTGGCGTGGTGGCCTGCAACCCAGAGACGGGGGAGGTGATCACCTGCGACATGGGGTGGATTGCTAAGGCTTGGCTGAGGGCACTGTGGACCAAGGATCCATTCAGCCATGCTTACCGTTGGCGACTGGGCCGGCTGCGGTTTCCATCAAGACTGCCCCGCTACGAGGTCGTAAGTGGCGAGATTCTGCGCCGCCACGGCTTCCACCCCGCCCCGCTGACGATTGAGCCTTGCCAGTGGCTCCATATCGGGTTTGACAAGCCCTAAAACCTAGCCGCTGACCCATGAAGAATCCATTCACTCAGTTCAAATTTGCTTTCGAGTTCTGGGCTGCTGCTGTTTTTGGTGTTTGTTCACAACACTTTTACGACTGGAATGAATGGCTATTCCGCGACCCAAGATACACGCAAGAAAATCTTACGGGACGATTCTGGCAGGAAATCAATGAGGGCTGGGACTGGATGCAGCCTTACATGATTGAGCACAAGCAGGAGTTTGATGCGTGGGACAAACTCACACCCCAGCCGCCCGCCTAGCCGCGATCTCCCCCACCGCCTCGATGAACGTCCGCCCACCTGCCGGAGCATCTAACGGCGCCGAAGGCTGCAGGCTGCGGGTGCGATCGGGGAATAGGTATCGCTCGCTGGCCGTGGGTGCGGTCAAGGCACGCTGCAGCAGCCCCCTGGCCCGTTCCTCGCTGATCCCCTCCGCCTTGGCCAGGGCCCTGACCCCTGCCGCCTGCTCCTCCCGCCAGAAGTCGTTATCGAGCAGGGTGTCACGAATCACCGGGTCCGTTTCCAGCACCTCATCAGCCGGCAGCGGGACCGGTGTACAGCGACATTGCGGATGGGCTGGGATGACCACCTGATCAGCCGGGTAGATTCGGCCATGGCGACTGAGGCACCACCTGCAGGTGCGTTCGTCGGTGGCGGCCACCCAGCGGATGAAGCTGAAGCCCTCGGCCAGGTTGTGATCAATGGCCCCACGGACATAGGCATTGGCCAGTTCTGACCGGGCGATCACCTCGGCACGCTGCCGTAACCCCATCCGTGAGGTCTTGCCTGTGGGGTCGGTTGTGCCCTCCAGCGCTCCAACGATCTGCCGTTCAATCCGCTTGGGGCCCCAGCCACGGGCGACACCTTCGCCAACGATCTGGGCAATCTGATCCCGGAACCGTGCGGATTCGCCCTGCATGAAGGCAGTAGCGGTCTGAGCAGCGGCACGGATCGCCAGCGGATTGGCCCCGGCGAAGGTGGCGCTGGCACCGGTGACGATCGTCTGCAATGCGGCGGCAGCTTCACCGCCAACGGCCAGGGCCTCGACCAGATCGGTGGTGAACTGGCGCTGCCAGGCGGTGATTTCCTCTGGCGGCAGGAACTGCTGAGCGTCCCGCAGGATGGCCCGGTACTTGGTGGATGCTTCGGCGGAGCTGTAGGCGCCGGGGGCCCTGATGGGATTGCCCTCGGGGTCAAGATCGGAGGGGCCTACGGCCTTGAGGTAGGCGGCATAGTGCCGCTTCAGGTCACCCAGGACGCGATCCAGGGCGGTGCGGAGCATGGCGGTGGTGTTGTCCAGCGTGCGGGCTTCTAGCTGGTCAAGGATGGCGGCGTAGTTGTCTACGCTGCTGATTATGCGGTCACCTAGGGCCATGGATTACCGCGTCCGTTCCTGGGGTAGGTTTCCGATAAAGGTTGCGGGCGCACAACAAAGCCCCTAGGCGACAACCTAGAGGCTTTGCGTACGATCAAAGGGATCAGACCGGGGCGGTCATTCACCCACCACGCCGTCGCTTTCAAACTCGCCTTCGGCTTCAATCTCATCCGCCAAGGATGCCAGGGTGGTTTCGGTCTTGACCACTTCCAGCACGCCAATGACCTCAAACAGGCTGCATTCGGTTTCTTCGATCAATTCGGTGATGCTTTCGTGAAGGGCTTCAACATGGGTGATTTCAGCAGACATGGGGCAGGTTTTTGGGTGGTCGGGCCTAGCTTACCTGCTCCTGCTCCCGGCGTCTACGCATCCTGGATCGAGCAACCCGGTCCGACCTATCAGCACGCCCCGCGTCGGTGTGCAGTCGCCAGCATTCCCAGCAGTGATCACCGTGGGTGCCGGTGTGCTGGCGGGGGCAGCAGGCGCAGGGCCGTAGCTCTGCTGGGGGCAGCAGACCGGCCTGACGGTCGCGGTAGCGGCGCTGGCGTTCGGCTCCGGTGGGGTCAGGCATCAATCGTCGCCGCCTTCTGGAGCTGCTTCTAACGCTTCAAGCAATGCTTCCATGTCAAGCAGGAATCGCTCTGCTTCACAACGAATGGCAGAAGCTGCGGTTCCTTCGGGCGTTAAATCCTGGAGAAATTCGCTAATGATAAAAACGACCTCGCCACGGGGCTTCCCGCTGGTGTGTTTCAAAAGCGCAGCTTGGCTGCCAGCCCTTTTCTCAAGCTGCTCATACACTATCTCTGTGTACATGCGGCGAGCGTCAGCAAAACTAGGATCCATGGCCGGGGAAGTTGAAGTGTTCATGGCGGGAAAGCGAAGGTGGATGTGTTGCCGGGAAGCCCCGGCGGGCTAGGGCGAGCTTGCAAGGTGGTTTAATCGGCGCATTTTGACCGGCTTGACGCCTGTCGGTTGGTGCTGTAAGCCTATGAAAGCGGCCAGCACCGGCCAGTCGCAGCTCCCAAGCTGCGAAAAATGTTCTAATGGTCGCGCTGATGTAATTGCTCTCAACCCTAAATAAAGATCGACAGAATCATAGTTGCCGCTGGCAAACATATATGCCGCCCAATGGGTGTGGATCATTTTTGCGTATTTCTTTGTGGCTAGCTGGCCACTGCCCCGAAGGGCTACGGCAGCGTTGGCAGCTTGAACGATTTTGCCAAGGGTAGTCACTTGCATGGTGGTAGTGGTCATGGCTGAATGATGGTGGATAGCAGCTGAGCGCTGCAGGCTGGCCGAGGGGTCAGGGCCAGCGGGCAGGGGTCAGGGTTTGGGGGTCAAGCGGTCATCATGTCCCAACCGTTGTCTTTGACCGAAGCGGAGGAGATATACCAGCCGTGAAAATTGGCTGATTCGCTGCCGTCGCGCCAAGGGCGGGCCTTCGAGCGGGCCGGAGTGTAGGCGTGCGGCATGGTTGCGTGTTCAAACCAGACGCACTTCTCTGTGCGCTTAACGCAGGTAACAGGAAAGGAGCTGTGAGCGCAGCTCAGCGATCCGTAATAGGTTTGACCGACTTGAAAAGGAGCAGCGGTGGCGGTTGTCATGACTGGCTGATTGCGGTAGTGGTGGCTCGGGGTCCCCCTTGCCTGTCTTTATATGGTAGCCGGTCCGTTACGAGATGGCGAGGAGATGGTGGACCGGTTCACAGATTGTCGCAATCAGTCAGATGCGGAACCCGACCCGCGCTTCGGACTCCTGCTGCCAGCGCTCCAGATCGTAGCTGCGTCGGCTTGCAGCATCCCTCTCCCAGTACTGCGATGCCTCCATGTCGTCGGCTGCGGTGACGCCGTGGGCCAAGCTGGTTACTTCGTGGGCGGGAACGATGACTAGGTGATTCATTGCCAGGGTGCTGGGTTGTTGGATGGTTGAAGAGCGGACAACAGGGGCCTGAAGGTGGACCCCTGCGTTGGTGTTAGCCCCAGATTTTCTTGTGAGCGTCTGCAGGCTTGCGGAACGCCTTGGCTCCTGCGGGCTTCTCGAACTGAATTGTTGTGCCTGCCGTTGCGGGGATAGGACCAAGGTTCAGGGTTGAGATTGTGTAGCCGTTGCGAAGTGGGCCGTTGATGTACCAGGTATTGGCGATGTGCAGCAGGCCACGGGCTTCGGTCTGGGTGCCATCCTCGCGGGTGATGAGGATGTGATCAATTTCTTCCCCGCGAAACTGCGTCCAGAACTGGCCGGCGGCGGCGAAGTCGGAAACGGTCAGGGTGGTGGTCATGGCTGGCAGTCGGTGGCGGTGGTGGTGGTGGTTGGTTGCCCCCGGACTACTGGGGGCGGTTCGGCTCGGTTTAACGCCTGTAGCCGGCTGGCGATCGGTGGATCTCTCCCCCGGTCTTCATATAGTAGCCGGTGCGTTACGCAACACGCGGGGGAAGGGGTGACAGTTCACAGATTGTCGCAATCTGGGCCGGGCATGAAAAAGCCCCGTGTGACCGGGGCGGTGCTTGCCGATCACTGCAGTTGATCGCGGTGTAGCGGTTCCTCACACCCCTTACGCGGAACTGTCACCTCCCGCACTTGCTCGGACTGCCGATCCCAGACCTTGAATTTGGCGCTGGTGGTGCCGTGGCCCCAGAATTCGGGAGTGCGGCTCAGCCAGATCAACAGCTCAATACTGTTGGCCCAGGCAGTGGCGCCGATCGACTCCAGTTGCTCAATCGTGCGGCAAAGCTCAACGCCAGCAGCGCTGCGAACCGTGAAGCCCGCAATTCTGCCGCCGACTTCATCGGCATACACCAGCTTGGTATCGGTGGTGGTCATGTTCAGCGCAGCCTCTGGGCTGCCGAGCGGGGCCGCCCCCTGTCGTCATATTGTAGCCGGTCCGTTACGGCTCAGCAGTAACCAGCCCGCACACTTCGCAATCCGTCACAATCCCTCAGCCCTCATCCTCGCCCGGTAGCTCCTCATCCAGTGGCGTGATCGTGTCGTCCCGCTCCGGCGTCGGCGCCCCCAGCATCGGCCGCTCCCGGTTGATCCGCTCCATCTCATCGGCCACGCTGGTTGTTGACCGGTTGAACCCACCACGAATCAGCTCCGCAACGCCGCTCTCCTGGCTGATCAGCTCAACACCACCAGCAAGCCGCTGCAATGCGTCTGCTCGTTGCGCATCCACCGGGGGGGCGAAGGCGTTTTCGTCCATGGTCAGGCCGGCGCCTACTGCCAGCTTTTCGCCGGTGTAGAGGCACCAGATCACAAGGATGGACTGCATAACCGACTTCTTGCGCTCGCCCATCGCCCTAGTACTCGCCTGGGTTCGGCCGCCTTCCATCTGCGACTGGGTGGCGGTCTTGGCGATCTTGCTCTCGCCGGTCAGGAAACCCATCAACTGCTGATCAATCAGCTCCTTTACTTCGGCGACTTGAGCCCGCTGCTCAGCCAGTGAGGTAGCCGCAGGCTCAGACCAGTAGAACTTCCCTCCCGTTTGCAGCCTGATTACAGTGTTGGGCCCGATCACCAGCGGGGCGGCAGGCTGGCCAGGGCCAGGCGGTAGGCCACCTTCCTCCACCGGCACCGGCATGGCGCACTTGTGGGTTTTCTCCTCTAAATCGCTTGACTTGCGGAAAAACTGGAAGCACCTCTCCACCACCTGCCGCAGCGGTAGAGCACCTTGGCCGAAGCCAGCCTTCTCGGCCGAGTACCAAACCACGGGGCAGATGGTCAGCGGCTTTTGGTTCGAGTCGAGGTACTCCCCGTTTTCTACCTCCTGGATTTCCATCGAGCCATCGGCACGTTTCACCAGTCGGTAGAGCGTCCACTTACCCGGCTCGATCACCCGGTAGCGCTCTTCATATTTCACCCCAAAATCACCATCCTCACTGTCAACTTCCGCCCATTCCAGGAAGGTGCAGCGGGTCACCACCTCAACCGAACCCACTACGGCGGTCCGCCAGTTCAGGCAGGTGGCACGGGTGCGGCTGACTAGGTATGGGCGCCGCTTTGCCGCTGCTTCACTGGCCCCATCGGTGGGCTGGCCATCTGGCATCTCCACGATGATCGGGACGGCGCCATCGCGCAGACACAGGGGATCCACGGTGAGCCAGAAAGCCTCAAGCGAATTGCCCTCCAGGTCTACGTTATCCTTGGCTGCTTCAAATGTTGGCGGCGGATCCTTCAACTCAGAGCGCGATAACACTCCAGCGAAACCCTCCAGACCCGCTCTGAAAAAATCGGGAAATACAGCACGCCCTAGCCGGCCTTGATAGGCTTCGGGTGGTTCGGCTGGCTCAGTCGGCAGGTATTTGCGCTTGACATCATCACCATTACCCTTGAGGCAATACCAAGCGTCATAGGCACGCTCCAGATCTTCCTGATGCTCCTTTAGTACCGGGTGCTGAAAGCTCGGCAGCTTGGGGTCAGTTCCAGGATGACTCGACTTCACCAGCGCCTACGATTAGCCTGCTACTGGAGCTTTCCTGCTGGGCTATAGCTTTACCGCTCTAGGGTGTGGCCGTCGCTGGTTGCGGCCGAACAGCGACGGCTGAACGACTGGGGAAGCTGCGGGCCTGGGCTGGCGTGGGCTGCGGGCCTTGGGTGCTGGGGGTGTGGCCACCACGTCAATGCCAAGGATCCCCTGGCGGAACTGCTGCAAGGTCTTGCCGCGCAGCTGGGCCTTCTGGCGGTTGTCAAATTGGATGATGGGCCCGTATGGGTAGGGTCGCTTGAACGGATTGGCGGACCATCGCTCCAGCAAGCCACGATCAGCGGGCCGTAGGTTGCTGAATGCCTGTTCGGTGAGGAGGAACAACGCCGGGACAAGGCTGTCATCCACGGCCTCGGGCTGGTGATCGCTGATCAGGGTGATCTCGTCTTCTAACTGAACAGTGCCGATCATGGCACCCATCATTTCGGTGATCTCAGCCTCGGTGAAGGCGGGGATGGCCTCCACTATCTGGGCCAGGGTCAAGCCTTCGGCCAGCAACCTGCGCACCTTAGGGTAGTACTCACGCCACTTACTGGGCATTTTCACGTCGTAGCCATGATCCCTAATGTGGTGCTTGATCTGCCCCTCGATGTATTGGCAGACGCAGGTACTGATGGCGTACGGGCGACCGGTGCCAGGGTTGAGGCGCTCGGGATCGTAACGCCGGCAGCCGGTCACCAGCCCCTCCAATGCAGGGCCGATGAAATCGTCATAGGGCCGACCGCAAAGCCTTGACCATTTGTTGGCAGCTTTGCGGGCGAGTCCTTGGTTTTCGACGATCAATCGCTCTGACAGCTCGGTACGTGGCGGGCTGCCAGGTTTGACTGGCTGCTCTAGGGGTTCTCCTTTACGAACAGCTCGCCGCGATCGAGTAGCACGACGTGGGCGGGGGTCAGGTGGATCTTCACCTCCGGCGATGGTGGCGTCCAGCTCCCCCCGAACCGGAATAACTCCAGGTGGCTCCCCTGCGACGACTGGCGAAGGCGCCACGTCCCCGCCACCGGCTTGCCGACCAGTTGGGACAAGGGTGCTGGTGGGAGCTTCAGGGTTGCCATCGGTGGGTTGCGGTTGCGGGTTGGGGATGGTGGTCATGACTGGCGGCCAGATGCACGGATGCGGATTGACCATCGCTTTGCCTTGATTGCCAACTCATCAGCTTCACAAGCCTGTCGTTTCTGCTCCAAGGCGGCTCGGCGGTTTTCCTGATCCTTGCGGAAAATATCCAGTACCTCAAGCGGCAAGAATACGTGACCCCCGTAATCTTCGCCAAATTCAGGGCCAGCCATCTGGTATGCCCACAGCCTGCTCTTGCTCATACCGAGAGGCCTTGCCCCTTCATATTGAATGCTGGTAATCGGGATCATCTCCGACCAGTTCTGCTCCAGCAGCCAATCAACGACCGCAGGGGGCGGAAGGTGCGGGTCGCGATTGTAACTGGCGTCGTCGACTACGATTAAGTCACGAAACTCAACTTCAGGCAGTTCGGCTCCGGTGAGGTAGTCAACAGGGCGGGTGTCCATGGGTGTGTCCTGTGTGGGTTGGGTGGTCATCGAAAGCCGGGGATAGGCGATCGCCTAGGCACCGGCTCCCGTGGTGGCGGGGCGGCGGCGCCATGGCCATAGGTGGCGGTGGTGATCCGCATGGGGCCGGTGCTCTGCATCGCATTGATCGCCTGGCTCAAGGCGTCCACTTGGTCGTCGAAGGTATCGCCAGGGAACTTCAACAGCTGCGACTTAAGCAGCTCGGTCAGCGGGTGCCACCGGGGCAGAAACACCCGGCCCTTATTGAACTCAGGCGTAGCAGCATTGGCCCTGGCAACCTTCCCGCCTACCGGATCGACTGCATGAACAATAAAGCCAGCGGCGGCACGCTTCAGGGAGCTGATAACGGCGCTGCCATTTGCCTTGTCCTCAACAAACAACTCTCCAAAGTTCCAGGTCGGCCACATTGCCCCAACGGTTTCTTCGGTTTTAGCGAAGTCCATCCGCTGATTTAGCAGGTCAACCAGCCACGCCCCAGATCCGTCCTGGCCCCACAATTGCATAGCCACCATGTCACTGCCGGGGCTGTCCTTGAAGGTGCAATCAAGGCTTGCCAGCTTGCGCACAAAGCGATCGGGCAGTATTGCGTCACCTTCTAGCCCAGGGCGCTCGCGGGTGCCATAGAAGCGGAACATCCCCGCATTGAACACCGTGCCACCTGCCGGCTGCGGGCGCTGCTGGTAAAGGGCTGCCCAGTCTCGATCTGGGGTGTTCAGCTGCTTTTTTCGTGCCCACTCGGCATCGTACCGATCGGGATCCAGTGCTTCACCGGGCTGGCGATGGTCAGGCTCCAGTGTGAGTGTTGCCGGCACCGCAACCTGCACCGGCTCGGCGATGATCGACATCTGGATCACATGCCACGGCTCGGCCGCGTCTGCGTTGCCGTCGCGCTCCAGTTCCTCAACCTGAGTGATCAACCAGCCGATCAGGTCGGCATCGGCCCATCGAGTATGGGTGATCAGCTTGAGACAGCCGGGTTCCTCACGGGTGTTGAGCACTGTGGACCACCAGTCGTAAAGCTGGCGGCGATATGCGGCAGATTCGGCCTCCTGCCGGTTTTTGATCGGGTCGTCAACATTGATGAAATGGGCGGGCAGGCCGGTGCCTTTGCCGACGCCTGCACCCCAGAAGCCACCAAGCTGACCAGCGACCTTCCAGCGGCCCTTGCCTGAGCTGCTGGGATCAAGGATGCCACCAGAGGTGGTGAAGTAATCACGGGCCGCCTGGCCAAACTCTTCGGCGAGCGGCTGGCTATGGGCACCCTGCCCCCATGTGCGATCGGGATAGCGACGGATAAACCAGGACGGCAGGAAACGGCTGAAAATGGTTGACTTGAAATGCCGTGGCGGCAGCATCAAAAGCAGCCTGGGGATCTCGCCAGCGCCAACCCGCTGGCCGATCTCTACGAGGCGGGTGTTGTGCCGGGTGAAGGGGAACTTGGGGTAAACCGCTGCAATGTGATCACCGAAGGACCGGGTGTAGGGCTCCTGTGGTGTGTTTGTACTGGCGTTAGCCTCGCGCTCCAGCTCCAGCACCGCGAGGCGTGCGGCGGCAGTGGGGGCGCGGACGATCACGCGGCCACCCCAATCCGCTGCAGCTTATCGCGCTGGCCAAGGCGCCAAACCGCCAAGCGTGACCGATGCGGTTGGGCAGCTTTCTCGCGCTTTGCCTTTAACGCGACCCGTTTGGCGATGCGTTTAGCTTCACGTTTTGCCTTGTCTTTGGCGCGTTGGATCTCCCGTAACTGGTCAAATAAATCTAAATGAGCGTGGTAAAGCCGCTTTCCATGCGTATCCATCTTGCCAAAATATTTTTCAAAATATTCTTCATAGCAACGCATGGGCTGTTTGCAGCCATACCAAGTCGTCGCCATTTTTTTCCCCAATGAGGTGCTTCGGAAATCATCAAACCCCTGATCAAACACCAGCGAAACCACTACGGCCTGTATCTGGTAGGGCCAGCAATGAAAGTATGGCAATAGATCGTCCAGTTTTTTGGCAATTGACTGCAGGTCATCCGATAGCAGCTCAAGCGCCTTGTCTTTTGTGATTACCTGCCCTGCCTCAACATCCATCCCGTAATGGCGGTAACCAATGCACCAAGGACCATCCGGTGTGCCGACCCTTTCAAATGCGTCCCGCGAAATGTAATGGGGGGCGTCCGCGCCTGCACTTTCGTAGTATTCACTCCAGGGAAGATGGGCGTCTTCTCTAAACGTGTAAAACCCGGTGACAATCTTGACCACGGGCTCAAGCCATGGCGGCTGTGTTGCGGGCGTCACGCCACCGGCCCCACTCGATGCACGGCCCAGTAGGCGCCGGGCGCCAGTTGCGGCCCGCTCTGCAACCTGCAGTCCAGCAACTGGTGTTCCAGCAGTGCCGAGATGCGCCGAAGGACCGTGCCTTGATCGCACGCCCACCGGGCCTGCAGTTCCAGTGATGTGATCTCCGGGATCAGCCCTGCCCGGATGCGCATACCCAGCCATTGCGACAGATCGAGGCAGTCGAGCAGGGTGATGGGTGGCACATAAGCGCGGCGTGCCAGCAGGGTGCGAACCAGGTCGGGGGTCATGCCCTTCCCCCCAAACTGGCGGAGCATGGCGCGGCAACAGGCCTCCGTCACAGCAGCCTCACCGTGCTCCGCCTTGATGAGGGTCCAGCTCTGCTGGCCAGCCACGGCGGCAAAGCCCCGTCTCACACGAGACAGGAATTCCCACCCTCCCGCCTCAATGCGGTCGGACGACTGCCCGCCACGGCGCCGGATCGACTCGGCCACGGACACATCCAGCCAGAGGGTGAGATCGGCCATCAGGCCGCCTGTGGCCAGAAACTCCAGTGCTCTAATCAGGCCCAAGTCCAAGCCCCTGCCATAGCCCTGATAGGCGGCGGTCGATCCGGTGAAGCGATCGCACAGCACCCAATCCCCAGCTTCAAGCGCTGGCCGCAGGACGGTTTCGACGTGCTGGGCCCGATCGGCGGCATACAGCAGCAGCTCTGCACGGGGCACCGGGGCCGCTTCCCCAGGAGGGTGCAGCAGCAGCTCCCGCAACGCCTGGCCCAGGGCGGTGCCCCCAGGCTCACGGCTCACAACCACGCGGGCGCCGGGGGGCATCAGGCCGCTGGTGGGTAGCCATTGGCGCAAGGCCTCCAGTTGCGTGGTCTTGCCACAGTTGTCGATCCCTTCGAGGACAATGAAGCGGCCACGGGCTGGGGTTGGGTTGGTCATGCCTCCCCCTCTCCCTCATGTGTCTCCAGTCCACGGGCATTGATCTGCAGCATCACCCGACGCTCATCCTCCGGCGTCAGGCCAGCAGCGGCGATGGCGTCAACCACGGCGGCGACGGTCTTGCGTTCGGTGCGACGTTCGGCGGCGGCATCGCTGAAGTCATCACGGAAGAATGGATGATGGGTCAGGAACCAGGTGGCAGCCGTGGTGCTGCCGTTGGAGGATTGTTCCTTAAGATTGGTAAGGTAGTTTTTGCCCGTATTTATCCATCCTTCATGGATGGTGTTACGAAACTGTG